CTTACATGCAATCCATCGAAAGGTTGGCTTTACAATGAGTTCTATGACCCTTGGCGCACCGAAACACTGCAACCCATGTTTGCATTTGTTCAGGCATTACCCGGTGACAATCCGCACTTACCTGAAAGCTACCTTCAAACACTTGCGAGTTTACCTGAAGCCGACCGCAAAAGGTTATTGCATGGAGACTGGGACTTTGATGAAAGCATTGACTGGCTGTTCAAATACGATGATTTGCTTCGTTGCTTTCGCGATGAAGTTGGAACGGGTGAAATATTTATTAGTGCAGATATTGCGCGACTCGGTAAAGATAGAACCATCATTTGCGTGTGGCGAGGTCTTCAGTTAATTGAAACACACGAGCTGCACAAAAAGCGTATTGACGAAGTGGTTCAGTACATGCGAGGATTGATTAGTAAGTATTCGGTAAAGCTATCAAACGTGATCGCGGATGAAGATGGACTCGGAAGTGGTGCGGTTGACTATCTCAAGTGTCGCGGATTTCAAAACCAAAAGCGAGCCAGCAAACCTGAAACCTACGTAAACCAAAAAGCTGAATGTTATTACAAGCTTGCAGAGTTAATTGAGCAAGGCAAGGTTATTTTGCCAATACCAAAGCGCGACATAATTACCAAAGAGCTTGACATGATAAGGCGCAAACGTCCTGAAGCGGATGGCAAGCTATCCGTTACCGGAAAGGATGAAATAAAAGCACTGCATGGTATCAGCCCCGACTATGCAGACGCAATAATGATGCGCATGTATTTTGAACTTGTGCCGAATTATGGCAAATATTCATACGTCTAAAGTGCTGATTTTCAAGCACTAAAAATATTTTATGAATTTTTCTTGCACAATTAAAAAATGTGCTTATATCTTTGCGCCATAACAAAAAAACAAAACAATGCAAGATTTATTTTCCCCCCACAATGATGAACAGTGCGTGTGCGCTGACATCGACCAACTTGAAAACGCTTCTTTGAAAGATTGTGCTTTCATGTTTAAGCAATTCGCTACCGACCTGAACAACGTACACAAGTATTTGCGTGCAGCTGGTCGTGAAGCTGTTGAATCCACACTTAAGTATCGCAATGCACAGGCAGCCAGCGATGTTGAGAAATGCGTTGAGCGATTCGTTCGTGACTTTGAAGCACAAGTAAAAGAATTCTGCGCGGATGTTGACGAAAGCATCGTGATTGCAGATCGTCACAAATGTCCATACTGTAACAAATAACCTAATAATATGAAACAATTCAAAGGCACTAATGACAGGATTCAAGCGTACTTACGACTTCAATCCAATGTAACACTATCGCTGGACTCAAGACCAGAGTTCGAACGCTTACTGCGACTAATCGCAAGGCAAGCAGTCCGCGAAGCAACTGATATAATGGCTTTTAACTCCGAAACACAACTCTCATGAAAGAAGAAAAACAAGCACTTAATTTGGCAGCGCGAATCACAATCCAAATGGACGAATGCAAAGAAGTCGATGTTGCAACATTCGCACACGCTGTGGCTTTTATTCTGAAAGCAGAATATGGTCACCACAATTATGATAATTTTATTCAATCCTTAAATAAACACTTATATGGAAACTAACTTAATGGACTCGCTTCAAAAGTTCTTGAAGTATCTAAACCGCGAACCTTCACCGGAATCGATTACACCGACACCGGACAAACGTGCGCACACAGTTACAATCAGTCACGTTGAAATGACACTGGATGAACTTTACTTCGGACGTTGGTCAACAAAGAACTTTCAATGGTCGCAAATTGGAAATGAAATCATGGGCAGCATCACGCTCGAAGTCATGCACCCAATTACCAACGAGTGTATTACTCGCACAGGTTCGGCTTCAATAGTGATCATGGTGGACAAAGCACCCGACAATCTCACCAGTGTTGAGAGAAATAGATGGGCATTGAATCCTGACAACAAGAAATCAAACGCGCTTGACCTTGCAGCAGGAAAGCTAAAAAGCGAGTGTGTCAAGAACGCAGCTTTGTCACTCGGTAAAATCTTCGGACGTGACTTGAACCGCCAAATTCAAGACGTGTATCAGCCGTATAAACTGCAACTGCCTGAAGCTACCATGAAGAAAATTGAGAATGATATAAAGCTGGGAGTGGATGAGTTTGAAATCCGCAATGGTATTGAGCAGCTCGGTGACTTAATCACCGAACCGCAAAAGCAACATATATTCGCACTACTTAATAACCGCAACAATGAGTAACTACTTCAACGAACTGATTGAATCAGTAAAGCAAAACACAGCATGGGACACCGCACGACTCGGTAAATTCACCGGGTCGCGCCTTGGTGATCTATTTGTTCAACCTAAAACCAAAAGAAGCAAAGGAATCAGGCGAATGGTCAAAGACCGCTGAAACCTACATACTGTCAAAGGTCATGGAAATAGTCACAGGGCAAGCGCAAGATGGTGCCAGCGGTGCAGCGATTGATCATGGTAACGAGTGGGAAGAAACCGCACTGCTCGAACTTCAGAAGTCAATAGGTTGTAGCGATGAAAAAACAAACCTTCGACCCGGATTCAAGTTGTTCAACTCTTATTCCGGTGCTTCGCCTGATGCTTTCATGGAGCTGAATGGAACGAAAGTCGGTGTTGAAATGAAGTGCCCGTTCAATCCGATTAACCACTACCATCATTCACAAATCAAAAGCGAAGCAGATTTGAAGCGAGTGAATAGCGACTACTATTGGCAAGTGCAGATGAACATGCTCACCTATGGACTAGGTGCTTGGATATTCGCTTCATTTGATCCACGTCAACCCGAACACAGACGTTTGCACTGGGCAATATGTTATGCAGTTCCTGAAGACATGCAGCTCGCTTGTGATATAATGGAACGTGCAAAGCATTACCGAGATACTATATTAAATTCTTGGATGCTCAATCAATAAGTATTATATTTGTCATGTCGGCAATATTTACTGGAACTATAACACGAACCCAAGGGGCAAAGGTGAGCCGATACACTGAAGCCCCGAGGGTTTTTTAATTTTATGATATGGACGCTTTACAATTAAGGGACAACGCAAAGCAACAACTTGCAGAAATCAAAACCATTGAATCCGGTATTAACTACTTGAATAAAGTTAAAGCCATTGAGGTATGGGCAAAGGCAGAAAAAAAAGATGCTGAACTTCAAAACATGATTGCCGAACAAAAGATTAGAACGCAACGAATTTTAGGGCAGTTGTTGAAAGAAAATCAAGTAAGTAAGAATGGACAATTAGCAGGTAAAGAAATCGGTGGTAAAGATATTCGACCATCGAATAATAAATTATCTGATTACGGTTTAACAAAAGACCAGTCATCTACCTTTCAAAAGATTGCCTCATTACCCGAAGAAATCTTTGAAGCTGAAATTGCAACTGCTAAACAAGAAAGCGAAAAACGAATTGAATTAACGACCAGTCGGGTACTTAATGCTGCAAAGGAATATGAGCAGCAAAAGAAAAAACAAGAAGCTGAAATATCTAAGCGTGATCGTGATTTAATTGCACGTTTGAATAAAGGTGAAACAATTGTTGTAAATCAGAAAACAGACCTTGCCACAATTAGACATGCTGAATCAAAAGGTTTATTTATTCGTGCTGATCGTTTTAGTGATTGGGGCAATCCATTTGAAATGGATAAAGATGGAAGTAGGGATGAAGTATGTGATAATTTTGAAAATCATTACATTCCTTATAAACCGAGTTTAATAAATCAATTAAATAAATTAAAAGGTAAAGCTCTTGGATGTTGGTGCGCTCCCTTAAGATGCCATTGTGATACTTTAAAAAATTTAGCTGATGAACTCTAAAAAAATTGAATATATTTTATTTGCAAGATCAATACCTGAATTTAGCAAAAGGTATGGTGGTTTATTTAGTTGTAGCTTAGGATATTCTCCAACATTAAATAATTTGATAAGAATTTATCCAATACCATTAATCAATATGAGATTATGGGAAAAATACAGCATAGAAGTAGAAAAAAACAATAGGGATAGCCGTATTGAATCTTTTAAATTAAAATCATATTCTAAATATGAAAATTGGTATGGATTTGAAAAAGATGTAATATTTCTATCCAAATACAACAAAGGTGATATCTTCAATTTTCTTTCGATGTCAAATTTATTATCTTCAAATATTGATGATCTAAATAAGCAGAAAAAATCAATTGGAATTATTAAAGTTGATCAACTAAATTGTTATTGGGACTTAAATGAAAGATATATTAATTCAACTCAGTTAGGTTTATTTGAAGATGTTGGACTTGCAGATTGGACAAGCTATACCAAAGAAAGCAAACAATGCGAAGCAAGAATAAGGTTTATCAGTAATAATAAACAACATGATTTACAAATAAACGAATGGGGTGTTTATGAGTTTTATAGAAAGTTTGCAGGAAAATATCAATTGAATGATGCTTTTAAAAACTGGAATAAAGCTCAGTATTTATTGTTAGGGAATTTACATTCTCACAGAAATATTTGGACTGTACTAAATTATTTTTAATATATTTGTAAACGATGTGTAGCGCCATCAATTTAATAACTTTTTGCCCAATGGGATACTGGAGAGCGCTACCTCCTTTATTCCGGAGGGCATTCTCTTTTTATGTTATCTATAAAAATCAATGACGAAGATTGTACATCAAATTTAGAATTTTATTTAGCAAAAAATGGTTTTGTAATTATTGAATATGACCCTTGTTTAGGTACGACTCCTACTCAATTTGTTTTGACACAAAATGAATTCAAAGATTTAGTAAAATTTATAAATAATTCAATAAAAGATAATAATGAATAGTTTCTATTTCACCCATGACTACAATGCTGCCAACGATTCTAAAATATTGTTTTTAAGGCAGCAATTAGGGATGGAAGGCTATGGTATTTTTTGGTTTATTATCGAGCAATTGGCGCAATCTGGAGGCTTTCTGCCGATTAAAATTACCCCGGTTCTTGCCATGCAGATGCAGGTCACCGATGCCAAAGTTAGGTCGGTAATAAACGACTATGAATTGTTTGATATTGTCGAGGAAGAGTTCTTCAGCGATCGGCTAAATAAGCACCTACAAATTAGAAAACATCTTTCAGAATCAGGAAGAAAAGGTGCTTTGAATAGATGGAAAAATAGCCTCCCTATTAGCCCCCCTATTAGCGACCCCAATAGCCCCCCTTATGGCAATAAAGAAAGAAAAGAAAGAAAAGAAATAAAGGAAATAAAGAAAGTAAATAAAAGAAATGAGTTTGTTCCCCCACACATCGAAGAGGTTGTTAAATTCTTTGATGAAAACGGATATGCAAATGGAGAGCGGGCCTGGAATTACTACAACGATGCGGATTGGAAGGATAGCACCGGCAAACCTGTTAAGAATTGGAAACAAAAGATGAGAGGGGTATGGTTCAGGCCTGAAAACATAAAACCTAAACAAAAAGAGAAACTCCCTTCAGTAGATGAATTTTTTAAAGAAATGACACTAAAATATGCAAACGGAACTCCTTCACAAGATGCTGCCTCATGATTGTCAGCGCACCCTTAAAATCGTAATGAACGAAGCCGAGATGATTTCAGGCCGCAGCCTTCAGGATGGTGCTTTAGATACGATCATCAAATTCCTGATGGAAGACATCCATACAAAGTTCAAATGGCTAACTTTTAACTATTTGAAGGAAGCAATCCGCATAGGGCTGAGTTCAGAATACAAGTATTTGGACTATAAAACGATCTGCAAATGGCTGTACGATTTCAAATACTCACCTGAAATGGCCCTGAAGATCGCCCTTGATTCGCCTTTGGTGAATATGGACACTCCCGAATGGATGCCGATTAATTGGCAGATGGAAGTAAACAAAGCCTTTCACCGATTCAAAAAGAATGGAGGCAATACCCAATATTTCCATGCTGCCCTTTATTCGAGGATGTTTACGGATGGATATATTCGGATGCATCAATATCATGAATACCATAAACCAGAAGATGAAAACTTTGATATAATAGAAATCAATAGAGCGCAGCGGAAGGTGCTTGCTGATGTGTTTCAACGCTTTAAAGATGAAGGTGTTGAATATATCTATAACCCAAATCAATTTTTTAAAGGCAAGAAAAATGATACTTGAGAAATCTTTTACTGAACTGATAACTATTCCTTTTGTGCAAATGCTCATGTCAAGCGAAAAAGAAGGAGTAGACCACGAATCATTTTTAGGTATAGCAAAATGTTATCGTGATGTTTTCAGTATGGCTTATAAACAATTCGATGCAGGTGAAAGATTGGAAGATTTGCCACAAGATAAAAAGATTGAACTTTGGGAAGCGAGTTTCAAATATTGCCCTGATGATAGGCTCAATTGGTGCAAGTCTGTGCATTTTTATAGGATGGTGAAAGCACCGGATTAATTGTAAAAATAAATTATAACTCTTTAAAATAGAGATCGGCTTCAGCTTCCCTTCTTGCAACAAGTCCTTTTAATTGTTTGCCGCCTGCCTTGGTCCATCGCATGAACTCATTACGAATAGTAAGATCATCGGGGTTGGCATTGACCTTTTTTAAAAGTGTACTACTTTTTAAACTACCAACTCCGACATTAAAAGCGAAAGAAGTAAGTGCTCCGATTTGGTTTTCATTAAGAGAACTTTTGACAAGTCCACGCACACTAATCTCAAACTTCTGCACAATATCGAAAAGCAAACGGTCTGCTCTGTCAATTGTGATTTTGTCGCCCATTTGTACTTTGCTTCCGTTCTCATAGAACGTACTGCCCCAACCTATTGTAGCGTGGCCCGCAGGGCAGATGTAAGCATTCAGTTTCAATCCTTCATATTTCCTTATTATCGGAATTCCTCTGTTCATATTCTTTAATGTATTTTTTCAATTTACCTTGTGCTGCAAATATGATTCTAAAAGTGTTTTTCTTTACCGTATTAATATCATCGAGTTCATCATCATAAGTTCTGTATTCAGCATCGGTTAATTCAGCAAGCGTACTGAGAACTGAAAGGCTGCTATCGATAATCTGAAGCAACTCGTTTTCTGTCCATTCCCGAAACTCAGGCACTTGTGAATCTTCGCTCATAGTATTTTACCTTTATAAATTCTGTAGTTCCTAAC